AACTCCTCTGTGATTTAGCCAATGCCATTTTTATTTATAGCCTCCACCAGCTTTTTTATACTCCCGTGCAAGCATTTGTGCTTTTCGGGCAGACCACTCTCCCGCATCACCGCCTTTTGAACCTGACTTAATGTTTTCAAATAGACGCTTGCGAAGTCCCGGCTTGGTGTAGTTTCCGGCTTCGTTGACACGAGAAGAGGGAGATACAGGACCACCTCCCTTCTTAGCAGTAGGTTTACGCTTTGATGTACTTAGAGCAATTGCAATCGCTTGCTTTGCAGGACGCCCTTCCTTGCGAAGCATGCGAATATTTTCACTAATTACTTTTTGGGATTTACCCTTTTTAAGAGGCATTTAATATCACTTTTTGCCATACTTCATTACAGAACCGCCGCCTTTCATAGCAGCACCACAACCACGACCTACTTTACCACCATGAGCCATATTCTTTTTATGAGCAGAGTCTTTCATAATCTTACCATCTGACATTTTATGATAACCCTTTCCTACCTTACCACCCTTAGCCATTTTCTCGCTAGGATCATAATCTTTTAAGTCTTCTCTAGCTTTTTCTTTCTGTTCTTCTGTAGCATTTTTAAGAGTTTTTTTTGCTCTAGCCGTGTCTGATCCGGGCGGATCTAAAAGTATTCCCATTGCTTCATTAACAGCAGCCTGATCAAGTTTCTTTTTTTCAGCCATAATAATTATAACCTTTAATTGGAGTTAGGAACAAGTGGGTTATCCGCACCAGCAGGACTTGCAGGAGTTTGCATATCATCTCTACGGTTTCTACGTGCCTGATTACGCTGAAGTTCAAGAAGCTGCTGATAACGCTGTTCAAACATTTGAGAAGTTGGATAATCTTTTTGAAAAATCATTGCTTCAATCATAGAAGCATTAAATAAAAGATCATAACAGAAATCTGAAAAATAATTAGTTGGAGATACAGAACTTAAAGTCACAGGACGAGCAATATAAACAATTTCACCATTGTAAGTAGATGCTGCTGTAGGAGCAATTAAAATAGTTGTATTATCCATTCTTGAATAATATTTAGGTTCTCCAGTAGAAGCAGAAACAGGCCAATAGTCATTAATATATTCATCTGTACGAAGAAGTAAATTAATCTTAGTTGAATTGCTATGAATATTAAAATTCTTAACTACTCTAGTACCAGTGGGTAAAGTTACTTTATTTTTAAGAATAGATACCGCAACTGAAGTATAATAAACTAACCCATAGTCATCTAAGTCTTTAGTAAGACGTTCTTCTGCACGATTAATCATGTTGGGAATGTAGTTTTCAAACTCAGTCCCATCATTTTCACATGCAGCAATAATATCGTTGACTAGGTAATTGTAATTAGCCATAGAAAATTGCTACTGTAGCTGCTGAAGTTGGAGCGGAAACTTTAACTACACCATTCATTACCATACCTACATCTGGAAGAATAATGTCACCGGCATCTGCCGCTGTAGTTAAAGTAAACTTAATATTACTGCCATTTTTATTGCCATATGGATCTACAGAAACACCTGTAATTAGGAAGGTGCCTATACCAGAAGCTTGAATGGCACGAATACGAGTATCCGCTACTGTCACACTGGAAGTCACATCCAGTACAGCACCACTACCAACAATATAGCCTTCACGAAGAGTTGTCGCCATTTGAAGTTATATCCTCTTTTTATAAAAGAAATCTTTGTATTTTTAGTATTATACCATTAAATACTAAATTACAAAAGACAAAGGGAGGATAACGATAGATTAAAAGTTGCTACCGTTACCCTCCCAAGCCTACTGTACTATAATGCTACTAGGATGACCCGGAAGCACCATAGAAACCACGCCAGTCGGACCAACCGAAGCTATACCGCTCACGGGCCTTGAAGCGAAGGTTCCCGGTGTCAAAGTCGGGTTCCATCTTGGTTTGGAGTGGAGAACGAACAAACATCTTTGTGCCATTGGGGCAATCAGTCTTGATATACCAAGCGTTTGTATCAGTGAAACGACGGTTTACAAAGAAGCCCTTTGGCAGAACACCCTGATTACGCAGGGCATTGATGTCGTTGACGTTTGTAACACCAGTAGTGCTATTAGTAGCAGTTGTGGTGCTTAGTGTGCTGTTTAGGATCTTATCAGCAGTATAGATAAGGTCAGAAGGAACGTGGAGTGAAACGGCCTGTAGACCGATTAGAATACCACGATCATCCTTAGCTTTGCTAATTGTGATAAGAGCAGATTCTAGTGAAGATTCACTAAGATCTGTGGCACCTAGGGTGTTTGACTGGTTCCCTGCACCTACAGTTGGGTGGGCATTAGAGAACAGTGCAACACCATCACCACCAAGGTAAGAAGAACTGAAGCCGTTGTTGAAAACGTCAGCAGCTTTAACTTGCTTGGTGTTTGCCATTGCACGGGCCAGACCTTTGGCACGAACCTTAGCAAAGGTGTCATAAAGGTTGTCTTCCATAGCTTCTTCAGTGACGGCAAAAGCTAGGGCTACGGTTTCGGCTGTATACCGTGAAACATAACCTTCTTGTGCGTTATCATACTGAACTGCTGCACCTTCTGATTTAACAGGGGCAGAGCCGAAGCCAGTGAATAGAACTTCTTCCTCAAATGCACGATCTGACTGTTCGACGGCATATAGAGGAGCATGTTCGTTATCTACGTCCTTGTACTCAATACCGAATACGGCATTAAGACCGGGAAGTAGTTCTTTGGCAATACTAGAACGATTAATAGCCATGATTTAAATCCTTCCCTTAACTTAGTAGGTTGTAGAAGTTGGAGCAACAAGTGCACCAGTGCTTGCCACAACAGTAATGAACTGATCAGGATTCTGGGTAATACGTACCTCAAGAACAGGATACGCACGTTCAGCACCAACAGCAATATCATTGCCGGGTACTGCCCATACACTAATTGGACGAACTGGTGCAAGACCAGTTGTACGAGTAGATGCTTTAATACCAAAACCTGAATTACCAGTTACAGTTGAGCCACTACCTAGTGTAACATCAAAGTTTTGAGAATTGATGTCACCAGCAGTTACCGAAGCATCTGCTTGAACAATAAATGTGGCTGAAGGATCATCGGCAACATATGCTACTGCTTTAGTTGCAGAAGTATTTGCTGGCCAATATTTAGAGAATTTTGGTTCTCCATCAGCTACGTAAGAACAACCAAGGAATACACCAGTAATCATATCGGTTGTGCTAACAATACGCTGAATGTTCCCATCTACGACCCGTACCAGATCCCCGGTAAAAATATTTGTACCATATGCTGAAGCAATTGGATACTCAGACTGACCAGTGCTGTTGGCACCAGAGCCACGGATGCGAGAAGGGCGAAAACCGTTAAGTGCTTTTGAAGTGGACATATTACACTTTCCTTTCTATTTTCGCTTGTTTATAAAATATTAAGACAAAGGGTTAAAAATAACCAAATAAATCACAAGATCGTAGGCTTACCCCTGTTAATCTTGAAATTTAGGAGCTTTTCCCCTACTTACTTGTGTTCTACTGGTATTAGAAACTGGCATACCCGGTACATTGTCACGCATTAGCTGTGCATTTACCGCATCTACCATTTCCCTACTACGATTTTCGTAGAATTCTTGACGAGATTCAGCCAATTCTAGAGGCATTTTGGCTAAGGCTAAGTCACCACGACAGACGGCACCTGAATATCGTCCCTCTCCTCGCACGATAGAAGAACTTAGCATCTCTGGAACTTCTTCCTGTGATACAAATGACCAGCCTTCAGCTTGACGTTTGCCCACATTCTGATAATCGTCCTGATTCTTAAGTGAAACACGAATCCAACGAAGGACCAAACCTTGATTACGGAACCTTTCTTGAACTGTTTCAGGAATTTGAAGCCAATTGGGTTCTTCAAATTGTAACTTACGACCAGAATTTTCCCTAGATGATGCTGTACGTGCATTTAAACGTGTATTTGTCATAATTTTATATCCTCTCTTTATCCACGCTACTGGTTATCTTACGATACCGTTGTATAATCGCCATCTGATTGCTCAACTTTAAGCTTTTCAGCAGCATATTGTTCAAGTGAAATTCCCCATTTCTGAGCAAGTCTAATGTCCTCTTGAGACAATTTGACTTTCTTAGTGCCAGAAGATGAAGTCTTAGGTGTGCGTGACGCACCTGATACCACTTGAGCAGAATTTTTCGGACTATCCTGCAACCGGGGTGCCTGTTCTTTTGGTTCAGGCTTACTAAATTTACTTGGAAACTGTACACGTAAACGTGTATCAATTTCCTCATAATATTCGTCATCTGATGGATCAAAACCTTCTTCCTTTAATGCTGCATCAATCTGTAATGCCGCCATTGTAAGAGGTTGGTCTGACCCAAACCATGTATTCTTTGAAGCCCACTCAATAGCTTTTGGATCATATTGAGGAGTTTTATTCTGTACTTTATTAGTCTCTACAGCTTCTTTCTTTTTTGATTCTTCATACTGTTGAGCATAATTATCAAAATTTGTTTTCTTCTCACGAAGAGCAATCTTTTCCGCATTTACAGTACTAATTTCTTCTTGTGCCGCAAGCATCGCATCGGTATCACCATGTTCTGCTGCTTGCTTGTAGGCAATCTTGGCATTATTTAGCCGTGATGTTAATTGCCCTTCAGTACTTTCAAAGCCTGTTTTAATCGAAGTATAAAGTTCTTTATCCCTGTAAGAAACCGAACCACGTAAGTCTTCAACTTCTTTACGAAGCCTAGAAATTTCTTCTTCACGTTCTTTACGCTGGCGAATAAGCTGGCGAATACGCTTTTGTGCACCATTTGTTTCAATTCCTTTAAGTTCTTCTGGTTGATTCTCTTTTTCAGGTTCAACCGTTTCAAACTTTTCTGTCTCCACAGCCTCTTTTGCTGGTTCGACAACTTTTTCTTCTGGTTCTGGTGCTGCTGCTGTATTTTCTGCCCCACCCTCACC